AAATCACGTGAGTGTAACGGTCTGCCCGTCGCAGGTCCGTTGCATAATATGAAATATAAAATTGGTCGATAGGTACAAATTCAGATACAGGTCGATTTAGCCCCTGATCAAAGTATGTCTTTTTAAAAGCTGATCCAATAAGTGGTAGGTGAAACAGCATACGTTCAAATTCGTCAAAGTATTCTGTAATCTGGTCACTGACCTGATAGTTCATAAATGCTTTAACACGATTTGCCTGATCCTGTTTTTCTTCAGTAACGTCACCAACAATTTGTGACTTTACAGGACCAGCCGGTGGAAATAATTCTTGTGTAGCTTTAGATTGAAACTTAACTGCTGATTCAATTAGAATAGGATGAACAGCAGTACAGGCACCTTCAAATGGTTCTGATGCTTCTTCAAGCTTTAGACCTAGTAGATCAAATCCACGTTCAAACATAGATTCCCAATCTGAACGTGAGTCTTTGTCTGCTTCAAAGTTGCCAATAACTTTAGCAGCTATTTCTTCCAGTTCTTCTTCATCCATATCTTCTGCAAGATTACGATAAAATTCTTCTGGCTCTTCTTTTTGCTGTACCTTTGATCGTTCGTCTTCTGGCGGTTTAAACTCTACAATAATACCACCATCTTCTGGATCAAGTTCCATAGTAGCTTCGTTACCATCTTCATCAATGGTTCCAGTTGATTCTATCTCAATGGATAGTTCTGCTGTTGGAATAGGATCAAAAGGGTTACGTTCAGTTGCCATTTTTTATATTGCCTTTGCTTGGTAATTATATGGATTACGTTCTACTACAGAACCGCCTTGTTTTTTATTGTTATATAATAAATTTAAATTTTCTTTAAATACTTTTAACCTGTCTTTTTTATCTTTTTCTTTTCCTGCCCACCAATACTTAGACCAAAAATCTTCAATGCTTTGTTCACCTTTAGTAACTTTTGATATGTCTGCTTCTGGTTTTTGAAGTAAATCATAAACAGCTAAAGCCATTTGTTGATCTGCTGTTAAAGTTGAAGCATCATAATTTTTTTCATCTATAGCTTTTTCTATCCAAGAAGGAGGATTATTATCAAATATTTTTTTTGCTCTATTTAATGCAGTTTTCATGCTATCAGGTTCAAACTGCATTAAACCTCTTCCCGGCCCACCTCCATATTGTTCTAATTTAGGATTCATAGTTCTATCACTTTCATGGAAAGCTATAGGTTTAAGAACTTTATCATAAATATCTGAAGAAGTTCCTTTTCCTTTTTCTTCTGCAATACTTAAAGCTATATCTAAATCATTAGGAACAGGAGGTTTTTCTTTAGGAGTAGGAATTTCTTCACTAGGAGGAGACACTCCAGCAATAGCTTCGTCCATTGTACGTACTCTATCTACATCTGCTGGAGTAGCTTGCTCATATCGAATCATAGTAGGATTTACATTATCACTAGGCATACCGCCCGGTGACAACATTGAGGCTAATCCTATAACAGATGTTAATCCTTTGTCAACCATTATATTGCCCTTGCTTGATAATTATATGGATTTGATTCTACGACAGAACCACCCTTACTTTTATTTGTTTTTCTAGTTTCAGGCTTAATAGAATAACCTTTAATCATTTCTGGAGAAATAGGTTCTTTAAAACGAACTTCGGTAAGATCATAAAAAGGTGTATTGTACTTTTTATCCATAGGAACATTTTCTTGTCCAAAAACTTTCATTCTCTCAGCTTTATTAAATTTTTCTAAACCTTTATCACTAAATAGTTTTTCTTTAGAAGTAGGACTGCGCTGTAAAGGAATGTTTCTTTCTAACATTTCTCTTGGAACTTCAATTTCTAATAATGCTCGTTCTTCACGAGGTGCTTGTTCGTATGCTTTTCCTTTTTTTCCTTTACTAGCTTTTTCTCCTCTAGCCATGACAGAATATCCACCAGCCGTATCTGGATCAGGACTAGCATAAGTAAATCCTTGTTTATCTACTTTTAAACCTTCTTCTTTAATTTTATTTAGATTTTTTATATTTGTTCCGTGATATAAAGTTACTGTTCCTTTATCTTCTAACTCATCTAACCACCAATTAGTTTTCTTACCGGGAAAAGAAAGTTGTTTAAAAGAATCTAAGGCTCTTTCAGATATTTCTCGTACACTCTTAACTGAACCGGGGGTAGCCATCATTAAAGGAGCAATAGCTGCTAGACCCATAGAACCTGCAGAATCTAAGTAATCTCCTTTTGAAAAAGAACTTTCTGCTCTTTTAGCTTCTTCCACCATAGCTGCTATATCAGCCTGTGGTCCAAGTATTTCTACAACAGACTGTAGTCCACCAGCTAAACCTTTAGTTAAATTAGGCGCATCACCACCAGCCTCCATACGTTGTTCCGCAGGAGTTGCTTTAATACCTTGAACTGTTTGTCTGAGACGATTTGCCATAATGGTAGATACTTCCCCTATCTTTCTCCACTACTTAATTTCAATACTATATCACACAGTTAAATTTTATACAACTCATACATATTTAAAAATATAATCCTGAACTGTTTTACCTACACAGGTCATACCTAAATCTTTACAGATGTAGTCTGCTATCTCTTGCCTAGAGATACCAAAGCTTTCACAGTTGTTTTTAATTTCTATATTGATTACTGGCTTTGTTCGTTTAATTGTATCTACTGCTCCTTTGAGAAACTGTAGTTCAAAGCCTTCTACATCAACCTTGAGATAGTCTACATTCTCAAAGTCAAAGCTATCTAGTGTACGCATCTCTGCAGTATACTCAGCATTCTCTGCAGCGATAGATGCTGTGCCACTATTGCCTTCAGTTACATAGCCTAGCGATATTTCTTTTTCATACTTATCGCCTAATGCACAATCATAAATTCTAAATTCATTCTTTGATTGATAAAGGTTCTCATTAAGACAATCTCTATGCTCTTTGATTGGTTCAAAGCAAATTGTCATATCAAACATATTTACTAGATCAACAGCCCATGTACCTACGTGTGCACCAACATCAATAGCTGTGCCGTAGTTATCTACAAAGCCTAGACTGTGAAACCTGTGTGGCTTTTGATATTCTTCACCATCAAAGTGATTATCTTTTGTTGGAAAGTAAAACTTATTTCTTTTTTCTAGTAGTGCAGATGACATTGTTATACCCTTCTTCTTGTTGTCATTTCACTAGTATTATCACTAAACTCTCCAGTATGCAACTCTTTTCTGTCGTCGTGGACTATCATCATCTTCCCAATCAGCATCTTCCATATGCTCAATGCGCCAACTCTCTTTCAAGTATAACGCAGCCATAGTCAGGGCATCTACTTGGTCATCGTGTGGTGCATAAGGAAAGGTTGTTACTTCCTCTGCTAGTTCGTCTGACCATTGTTTGTAAGATGGTAGGTATATTCTTCCTGATTCAAAGAGAGGCGTAATAGCGTTAAGCCTAGAGGTTTTGTCTTTGTCTGGGGTATACTCTAGCACTGGCAGTCCCGCACGGCGCATATCCTGAATCAGAGATTGTCCGCTCGCTTTTTTTTCTACCAAGCAAACATCCGGCCTGTGAGTTTTAAACTGTTCCTGCGCGATCCTCCGTAGGTCTGGATACTCGTATCTTCCTCTCTTACTACCTAGTAGTATCATGTTGGCTACGACCTGCTCCGTTCCGGTATCTTCGTCTTCATATATAGAGTGGAATATACCCCATGTCTGTATCACGCTAAAGTCTGCCGTGTTACTCGTAGAAAAGGCTGTATCATACGTTTGTAATATAAACTCACAAGAGGGTGGCTCGTCATACTCCCACCACTCAATCCAATCTTTTTTGACAATGCCACCTTCATCAGGTGTTGGATTCTGCATGTAGAGACTGTCCCAGTACTTAGACCCGTTGGTAGCACGTATCTCCATTTCATCTAGACGTAGTACATCATCACTCTTCCACTCAGGGAAGTATGACGTGCCTACAGGTAGACCCAGCAGATCAGACGACTCTTCGTCCACCCAAGCTGGAATAGACACAACATGCCATCTCTCAGAAGGTTTGAGATGCCAATCCATCTTCTCTTCTTGCTTGAGTAGCCAACCGCATAGGTCATCGTAATGGTATCGAGTGTTAATGATAATGATCTTACCGTCTGGCATGAGACGTGTGCGTAGACCTGAAGGATACCATTCCTTGATGTATCTTCTACCTGCTGCACTGATAGCATCTTCTTCCGACATAGCATCGTCAAGAATAGCTATGTGTGCACCACGTCCTGCAATCTGTGAACGTACACCTGCAGCATAGTAGGAACCACCACCACTAGTCTTCCACTTACCTGCTGCACGTACATCCTGCCGTAGCAACACTCCGTTAAATACCCTCTGAAAGTCTTCCTCACTAACTAGATCACGAACGGACCTACCAAAGTCACTAGCTAGTTGATCAGAGTGACTGATAGACATTATCTCGTGATTATGATGTTTACCTATGTACCATGCAGGAAATAGCTTGGAACAGACAACAGACTTAGATGAACGAGGTGGTAGAAAGACCATAAGCCTTTTGATATTACCATCTTCTACTTGTTGTAATTTATCTGCTAATACTTCAATGTGTTTACCCATCTTAAAGTCGGAGACAAGAAGAGGAGCAAACTTCTTGATAAAAGACAAAAAGTCACCATTAGCTTCTCTGTATTCTAGTTCTTTGAGATTATTTCTCATAGACAAAAGAATATTAAAGTTTATTTCTTTCTGTTCTTCTTCTTTTAATACTGTTGCCATAATATCACACTTAATGTAATTTCACATTTATTTTTAATTATTTGATTTTAATATAGCACACCCCTCTTGTGAAGACAAGAAAAACATGCTACCCTTATTCTAAGATTACGAAGAAGCTTATATATAGTTATATATAGTATATAATAAAGATATATAAAGTAATACTAAGTAAGTATATAGTAGTATATAGATAGTCTAAGATGACGATTAGTCATCGTCGTAGTAGCGAAGCTAGTCTTTGACATAGCGAAGCTGTTTGATTAGCAAGCCTAGTTATTTTTTATATTTTATACCCCCCACCCCCTATGCAAAATAAAGCAAGGGGGTGTTTTTGTATGTAGACTGTTGCATATTTGTCACAGTATTGTATTTTATGAGCAAGCCTTTTTATTTTTGGTCAGTATATGGCAGGTGTGTCTCATATGCAATGCGTAGCGGCGTAGTTTTTCCGGTGGGGTACACATGAGAATGATTCGCATCTAGCGAGATTCTTTGGAATGATTCTAATTCTCACTTGGAATTGCAAATGGTTCTTAATTGCATTCCAAAGTTTCAGCGGGTCTAATTGAGAATGATTCTTAATTACATTCTAGACTAGCGAAAGGTCTAGTTGCGAATGATTCTTAGTTACATTCCAGACTACCCCGCCCCTACTTGCAAGTCATTCTCATTCTTAATAAGAATATCTTGTGGCATTATTGCAACACATCCCAAGTATTTCCGCCATTTCCAAAAACTTGGCACGATTATTGCATTAGCAAAATCCGTGCCATTTGATGATTATGTTGCAATGCAATATATTCTAATTAAGAATCATTCCTATCTAGAAATAAATCCATAAGCCATTGAAATATATAGGTTTTTTCTATTACTTAGATATCTATGTAAATTGTGCAATGCAATATCGCCATTGTGCGTTGCACACACCCTCATCAATCAATAAAAAAGCCTTATAAATCAATGACTTATAAATAGTTAGATTTTAGTCTATTTTTTTATTTTTTATTTTATTATAATCAGGGCAACCGCTTCACCTATGCGGTTTTTAAATCAAACCTCTGGTATACACTGTATACCGTAACAGACAAGGAAACGATACAATGCCATTCGATAGCACCGAAATTCAGAACCGCGCCGCACTAGTTGAAACGGTTTCCGCCATCGTGAAAGTATTCGATAAAGCCGCGAAAGCCTCCGACAAAGCCGCAGACAATAAAGCCGCCGCATGCGACGACATACTTTCCACCTTCCGCGTCGCATTGAACGAATACGATTTACCGCCGTTCTATTTCTGGATGGATGTTTGCGAGGCTAACGGATATGCATATACGCGCCTTGACCCGGCGACTGGTAAAACCACTAAGGTGGAAGGTGCAAAGCCTCACAACACGTTGAAGAACGTCGCTAGCCAGATTAAGAAATATTTCGAGAATAACGGAAACCTCGAAATTGCGACCTATACCGAATTACGCAAAGCGAATGCGCCAGCGCCAAAAGATGCATGGGACAAGGCTATGGATGCATTGTCGAAGCTTTCCGATGAAGAAATTGAGATGATACGTAAAAGCTTGAACGAAACGGCGGAAGCTTGAATATACACTGTATACCGGGGGGCGTCATGCCTCCCGGTTTACTTTTTTTTTGTGTCAATACGGTCATACGGACCGACCGAACGGAACGGGACAGAGAACATGACGCTAGCATACAATCCCAAAACGCAACGCATGACGTACAAAAAGTGTCCTATCGGGACGCTTGAACCGCAACCTGACGGTACTTTTCGCGTGACTGACGTTCGCGGACGTGACGTTGTCTATCCATCGCGTGACGATGCACACAACCATTTTACCCGCTTCATGTCATGGGACAATTACATCAAGCACACCCCCCTCCCCCCTTCGCGTTTGATCCGCAAGAATGCTGAACTGCGCCAACGTTTCGCCCTAACTTAGAATATACACTGTATACTGAAAGGAAAGAATAAAATGTTTGTAACCGATGCAAGTATCCGACGTTACCTTATGCTACAAAAACAAACGCAACCCGATGCACCGCCTAAACTATGGGATGAATATAGCATCTATGTCTGGTGCGTTGCGAAGGACGAACAACCGAAGACGTTTAACCAATGGCTGGAGGATTGAACTATGCATACGTACATAATAAATGTCGCACGAGATACTGGTAAACGTCAATTCAATGACCAGAATGAGATACTCTACCAGCATTATTTTAGGATCGAACTGGACACAAGGTATACTGAATCGCAGGCTCAAGAGATAGCTACAGATATTTTAGAACGGTTCCCTGTTAAAGATGGATTTAATGTGTCCATGACAAAATGGACTGTTCCCGTAGGACATGATGTAAAAATTAAGGATTGAAACATGTTCAAGACAATTCGAGTGACGTGCATAATCCTGATGTTTGCCGCTGTACTTGTCGGACTGTATGGATTTTGTTTTGAACAATGGGATGTATTCCCTCTCACATTTGGAATCCCCTTTGCTGTAATGGCATTGGGAGCATGGATAACGGAGGCTTGCGAATAATGTTTAAACAGCACCAACCACAAATCTCACAGTACGCTTGTAAATCCCCTGACAATATGTGCCGTGTGATTGACATGGTATTGCTGTCAATACAGCAACCTTGGCACAATGTAGGCAACATGCTCAAAGATGTAGACGAGAAAGGATCGGAGAGTAGTTTTTTATTCGGCTCTAAACGTCCCGGCTTTGAATATGTACGTCACAACAAACAGTCATTATACAATACCATCTTTTACGAGAACATGACACAAGAAGAACGATTGCTGACTATTGCGGGTACGCCGGGACTAGGCTTGCCAAAAGCAGGTTTTGTTCTACAGCTATGTATTGGTGAGGCTGGCTGTCTGGACGTACACAATCTAAATCGTTTCGACCTATCACCCAATACCTTCAAACTTGGAAAGGTAAAATATGATACAGCCCTGAAGAAAGCTAGGTTCTATCTTCAAACGATAGAAAACTTGGGCGGATGCGAGTACCTTTGGGATAGCTGGTGTGAGTTTATGGCTGACAAATATCCCAAGCGTTTCCCTGATGCTGATTATGTATCACAACTACATGTAGACTTTGTAGTAGAGTAAATTACAATATACACTGTATACCCTAACCCTTAGAAGGAACCTGAACTATGACTATCAACACTGACAACATCAAATACATCGGTGGACGCAACCTGTGCCGTGACGAAGAACTGGATCGTAAGATTTGGGACAACATCCCCCACGGTAAAATCACGTGGATGGAAAACAATCTTATTCTTAACATGGCAAAAAGTAGGAAGGCTAAATATGGTGGACTGCTGCGAGAAAACCAGCACATCTGCTGGCACATCGTGCTACAGCGTGTGATTTATGAACGTAACCGTAAAGGTTATTCTTGGGTAGACAAGGTGGCAGCGTAATGCAAGATTGGCGTATGTGGTGTGAGATTCTGGCGGAGTGTCGTCAGTCTCTCACACCCTCGTCTTGGACAAAACAGGTTCAAGATATTTATTCGGAATGTAAACAATACAACCCTAAGTTATCCTATAACATCTTCATGGAGAATATAAATGGTAAAAGTGACGATACATTGTAATGCCTGTGAGGGTTATGGTTATTATGATTCCTCTGACATGTCTTCTAACAAAACAATCCCATGCTACGAGTGTGATGGAACCGGAGTGAGAGAAATTATTGACAGCATGTGCTATAACGCTGTTGAGGCAATGCAGGACTATCCAGACTGGATTGAGATAGACACGATCAAAAATTATTCTTCCTACATCAGAGGTGATTAAAATGTCTAACGAATGGAATGAAAGGCTCTTGGAAAGCTTGTATGAGGAGGCTTACGACGAACTTGTAGCTGATGGTATGGATGAAAAAGAAGCAGAAATACATGCTGCTGATCTAGCAATCGCTCGTTATCAAGAGATGTAAGTATGAAAACAAAATATGCTGAAGCATTTATGAAAACAGCGTACAACTTTTCAGAACTTAGTCATGCTGTTCGTCTGAAGGTAGGGTGTGTCATTGTAAAAGATAATAGAATTATTTCTATTGGATACAATGGTACACCCTCTGGATGGGACAATGAATGCGAACGTAAAGTTTTATTTCACCCTGACACAAGAAAACAGCTAACACAACCCACGCTTGTGACACGAGACGAGGTTTTACATGCAGAAACTAATGCGATAGCTAAGTTGGCAAGGTCGTATGAGAGTGGCAGAGACGCAACGCTGTTTACTACCCATGCCCCTTGCCTACAATGTGCGAAGCTGATATATCAGTCGGGGATTGCAGAGGTTATCTTTGCAGAAGAATACAGAGACTTTGACGGTATATCTTTTCTAAATATGTGTGGTGTTAAGACCAATCAACTCAAACTTGAAGGAGAAGCGTAATGTCTAACGAAGTAAAGAAATATAGGTGGAACTTTCACAATGAAGTTGAGTATACCCTAGAAGAATATATTAGTAAAGTAAATGAACTTGTGTATAGTGCTATCACTCAAATGCAAGAGTGTGATGGCGACTTGTTCATGTCTGAATATCGAAAACTTATTGACGGTGCATATAAGCTAGATTATCTTAATGATCAAATGGGGGATGAAGGAGAATAACAATGAATATATTCTATCTACACGAAAACCCTAAGACCTGTGCTGAGATGCACTGCGACAAGCACGTAGTTAAGATGATCCTTGAATATGCACAGCTATTGTCTACTGCCCATCATGTTATTGATGGTGTCCCTACAATTGACTGCTACAAGATGACGCACAAGAATCACCCGTCAGCTATATGGGCTAGAGAAAACAGTAGTAATTATATATGGTTAGTAGAACTTCTTGATAATCTACTTATGGAATATACCTTCAGGTATGGTAAAAAACATAAGACAGAGAGGAGCGGTATATTTACTAACCTTTGTAGGTTTCCTTATGGACTGAAGGATGGTGAATTTACGCAGCCACCTCAGTGTATGGATGACTACTGTAAGGTTGAAGGTAATTCCATTATGGCTTATCGTAATTATTATATCAAAGAAAAATCTTACATGGCACGTTGGAAGTTTACACAAAAACCTATTTGGTATACAATCGGTATGGCCTGTGAAATGAAAGGAGCAGCATGACAATTAAGAAATACACAGAGTACTCTTATGCCATCGTTAAAGGAGGTTCAGAAGGAGAACTTAAACTAGTAACGTATTCTAGATTTAATGATCTATCTTACTTAGATAAGATGGCTCTTGTAGAGGACTTAAAAAAAGAAGTTAATAATTTATATAGATTAGTAGTAAAAGAACAGCTTAACAAAGGACAAAAGGAGTTAGACCTATGAACGGTATGCGTATTCACGGTGTCTCTGACATTAAGATTCAGAAAGTATATCACGGCCCTAGCCAATGGTATGACGTAACCTGCACTGATGCAGAAGGTAAGAAGATGCAGTTTACTTTCTTTGCTAACGACGACACAAAGCTGGAGTTTCTTCCCGATGATAAAAGTTGAGCCTATGTCGGCACTTAAAAACGCAGACTTTATTCTTGACATGCTAAGTGAGTTGAGATTAAATGGCGTAGTAAAAATGAGTATGGTAACTAACGCAGACAACGTAG